CTTTCGCGATCACAGCCTGTTACCAGGCATGGGTAGGTCGGGTTTGCAATAGACGCCCTAGCAGTCTATACTTCGCGCCAGTGGCGCTAAGTGCTTGATTTGACTAGCGAAACGGCGCACTCAAAATGGGATTTCGTCGTCGAAGGGAGTGCCGGTGCGTTCCTTGACGCAGGCCTGCCGTTGCATGGACTCGACATAGCCGGTGACGGCGGCCTCGATCAGCCGGTCGATGTCGGCGGCAGAGCGGTGGAAGAACGGTTCCATCAGGCCCAGCGCGGTCAGCGCCTCGGCGAACGGGTGGCGGGCGTCCTTGATGGCCTGGGTTTCGCGGGCGGTCTTGTCGATCATGCCGTTATGGTCCCTTGCGATCTCGGCGCCGGCCTGCTGGCAGCGGCGCGAGCAGAAGCGGTGGAACGGGTATTCGTCATGGCGCAGGCGGTGGACGTAGCCGAAGCCCTTGGCTTCCCGCCCGCACACCGCGCACAGGGTCAGGCCAGCAAGAACCGGGTCAGGTCCGGGTGTTCGCCCGGCTCGTCCTTGATCCGGGAACAGCCCAGCATCACGAAGCTGCTGATGGCGGCCTGGGCCATGGCCTCCAGCTCCCACAGGGCGAGAACCCTGATGGGCTGGTGCAGTTTTCCGCGGGCCTCGAGCCATTCGCCGATCGCCTTTGCCGCCTGGCGCGTGACATGCGCCTGCCATTCATCGTCCGTCATGGCAGGCGCTGCCTCGATCAGCCGTTGAGCCAAGCCGGGCCAGCCGCGGCGGGCTGGGCCTGGGCGGCGGGTTGCTGCTGTTGCGCCGGGGGCTGCTGGGTCCACGGCACGCCCGACTGCTGCTGGGGAGCCTGTGCCGGCGCGGCATCGGTGGCCCAGGCCGGGGCGTTGCTTGCTACGCTGGCTGCCGCCGGCTTGCGCGGCTTGGCATTGACCGGATCGGGGTCGACAGCCTCGCCCTTCATGATCGCCGCGTATTGGGCCTCGTCGGGCAGCACCACGTTGGCCAGCCGGTTCTGATCGCGGTACTTGGGATCGCTGGCCGGTTCCACCATGATGCGGGCGGCGAAGGTGATGCCGTCCAACTGCTTCAGCCCCTGGATCACCCGCTTGGCCTTGGCCGTGTCGCTTGTGTCCTTGGGATTCAGCCCAAGCGCGCTGTCGACCATGGCGCGGAACGACGCCTTCGAGATATTCCAGCCCTTGGATTGCCCCTTGTCATCGACCTTGCCGCCGGCCACGGTGAAGTTCTGCCAGAACTTGCGGCGCACGAACGGCCCTTCGACCACGGTGAATTCGCAGTCCAGCATCTTGGCGTCGCTCTCCGACGCGGCCTTCAGCAACCCGGCATCCATGGGGGCCGAGCCGTTGGTGCCACCGGGGCGGATGGTCATGCGGATCTTGGCGAAGGTGCCGTCGGGGATCAGTTCGCCCGTGGGCATCATCTGCGGCTGGGCGTCGTTGAAATCGTAGGACATGGGGGTGGGTTCCTTTCAGTCAGGCGGGGATGCGGTTGATCTTGGTGAGCAAAGCGCCGAGATCGGGGGCCTCGGTCACGTCGAGGCGGCCGGAGCGATCCTTGGCGGGCAGGCCATAGGGATTGCCCGACTGGCAGACCAAGCGACGCTCGGCGGCCTTCTCGTTCAGTTCCCAATTGCCATCGGCGTCGGCGGAGAACAGGTGCATGGAGATGACCTGATCGACGATGCCGGGCAGTTCGCGGCCCGCCTTCGAGCCCTCCATCTGCGGCTGCCAGGTGGTGGCGTTGAACTCGTCGGTGACCTTCTCCAGCACGCCGACGAAGATCACCGTCTTGCCCGGCGCGTGCTGCAGGTGCTTCAGCGCCTGGATCACCTCGCGCCCCAGCAGGCCATAGGCGCCGCGGATGTCGGGCTTGCCGGTGCGGTCGGAGAAGGCTTCCGGCTGCTGCTTGGCGAAGGCCATGGCCTGCCGCGTCAGGTCGGTGATGGAATCGACGAAGATCACTGGCATGGTGGCGAGGAATTCCTCGACGCCGGACCCGGCGTAGAGCGAGCGCACATGCTGGTGGTGCTGGGCGCTGTAGAAGGCGTTGGGATCGGCCGCCGGATCGGGGCCGCCGATCAGCACCACCAGATCGCGGAAGTCGCCGAAGCTGCGCACCGGGATGCTGGCGCCGGACCAGTCCTGCACCGACTTCATGCCAGCTTCCAGGTCCAGGCAGACGGTGTGGGCCGGCGGCAGGGTCTTCAGCAGCGAAGTCTTCCCGACCCCCGGTGGGCCGAAGATGGCCACCGAGGTCTTGTTGCCGGCGGACGACAGGCGCTCGTCGGCGGTGATGATGCGAACGGCCATGGGGGTCTCCGATTAAGAGGGGGGACGACGGGGCTTTGACCGGGCGCCGAAGGGAAGCCTGCCCGCCCTTGCGGAACGGGCTGCCCCGCCGCTGTCTCAGGGGGTGGTGGGCTTGAGCGCGAAGGTCGGCTTGCCGGCCTTCACCGTGCGGGCGGCCTCGAAGGCGGTGCGGATGTGGGCGGGCCAGGCGCCGTATTTCCGCTCGGACACCTTGAAGGTGAGATCGACGTATTCGCCGGGGTCGTCGCCACTGGCGCGAATGCGCCCGACAATGGTGGCCAGTTGCGCCTGGTCCCACTCCACCTTCTTGGGCAGATCGGCCACCACGGTGACGGCACCATCGTCGAAGCGCACCGTGCCGGTGTCCTTGCCTTCCGTGCGGCGGTGTTCGCTGGCCAGGGCGCCGTACTTGCGGTCGAGCGCCCCGTCGAGCCAGTCCTTGGCAGCCTTGGCGTGGCGCAAGGCCTCCTCGGCCTCCTCCTGCAACAGCGCGAGCGTCTCGCCGGACAGGGCAACAATGTCGCCGAGAGGCATGTGGGCCAGATCGGCCAGGCTGGGGCGATTGCGGATGGTCATGCTTGACCTCCCGCCTTATTCTGTTTTTGTTCCGAGATGTAATCGCGCAGGCGGACGGCCATGCCGAAGGTCAGTCGGCGACGCCCCTGCTCGATGTGACGCAGCAGGTTGGGATCGTTGACCGCCTTCTTGCAGAACATGGTCGGAGCGGTCCCGGTTTCCGCCAGCCAGTCATCAACCTCTCGCTGGACATCGGCGATGAAGGTGCTGACGTGGTCGGCGATATCGGCTTTGCAGGTGTCCATTCGGCCCCCCTCTGTTTCGAACGGGGGAAACCTATCAAGCTTGACACGATTAGGACTATTCCTATTTTATGGCTTCGGACTAACCCAAGGAGCGTTCATGACCGAGACCCTGGCCGACCGCATGCGTGCCCGCATGGCCGAACTCTCCCTGCGCCCCCTGCATGTGGCCGAGGCTGCCGGCGTCGGGCGCTCGTTCGTCTACGACATCCTGCGGGGTCGATCCGCCGATCCCTCCAGCGAGAAGCTTACCCGCGTCGCCGCCGTCCTGCAGATGCCGATGGAGGCCCTGCTCTATGACGAGGACGGCAAGCAGAATCCCGCCGTCAGCACCCCGTCCCGGCGCGATTACGTCGCCGTTCCCTTCGTCAACGTCGAGGCCGACATGGGTGGCGGTGCCGTGGCGGAAAGCGAGGAAGAGGGCGCCCCCTGGCACTTTCCCAAATCCTGGCTACGTGATTTCCTGCGCCTCAGGCCGGCGGGATTGAGGCTGCTCCGCGTGCGCGGCGACAGCATGGAGCCGACCCTGCTTGGCGGGGACGTGGTGATGATCGACACCGCCCAGGTGATCCCGAACCCCACCGGCATCTTCGTGCTGCACGACGGCTTCGGGTTGGTTGCCAAGCGTCTGGAGCGTCTTGCCGGCGGCGAAATCCCCTCCGTCCGCATCATCTCCGACAACACCCGCTACTCCCCCTACGACCGTAGCGCCGACGAGATCCGCATCATCGGCCGCATCGTCTGGTTTGCGCGAAACCTGTCCTGAAATTCGGATTAGACCTAATGCGTGCGCGGGCGTCATAAGAGAACAATCGTGAAACGATCTCTTATGGCCCGCCGATGCACAACGCCCTATCCCCCAATCACCTGACCGCTGCCGAGCGCCTCGACGAGGTCGCCGATATCCTGGCCGTCGGCCTGATCCGGCTGAAGGCGCGGAAATCCAGTCGTTTATCTGCTGACGCCAGAGACAGTTGCCTCGACTATACGGCCCGCCAGAGCGGTCATGTCCCCGTCAACCGACGGAGGAAATGACCATGACCGAGGAACCGCTGCTGGCCCGCCTGGCCGCCCTGAAGACCGCGCCGATCCCCGACCTGAAGTCGCTGTGGCGCGACCTGTTCGAGGCCGAGGCGCCGCCCTACAACCGCACCTTTCTGGAAAGCCGTCTGGCTTACCGCCTCCAGGAACTGGCCTATGGTGGGCTGGCGGTCACCACCATCGCCCGCCTCGAAAACATGGCCGAGGATTTCGACACCACCAAGGGCCGCCGCAAGAAGGAGCTGGATCGCCCCATCGCCGGCACAAGGCTGGTGCGCGAATGGAAGGGCGTCGAGCATTGCGTCACCGTCCGTAAGGACGGCTTCGAATACCAGGGCCGCCCCTACCAGTCGCTGTCGGCGGTGGCCCGCGCCATCACCGGCACCCGCTGGAATGGGCACGCCTTCTTCGGCATGAAGAATTGGAGGAAAAGCGCATGAAGCCCGCCGCGTCCAAGGTCGTGCGCAAGCTGCGCTGCGCCGTCTACACCCGCAAGTCCACCGAGGAAGGGCTCGAGATGGAGTTCAACTCGCTGGATGCCCAGCGGGAATCCTGCGAAGCCTATGTTGCCAGCCAGAAGGCCGAGGGCTGGGTGCTGGTGCCCACCCATTACGACGATGGCGGCTTTTCTGGTGGCACCCTGGAGCGCCCCGGCCTGAGGCGTCTGCTCGCCGATATCGAAGCCGGGCTGGTGGACGTGGTGGTGGTCTACAAGATCGATCGCCTGTCGCGCTCGCTGATGGATTTCTCCAAGCTGGTCGAGGTGTTCGACCGCAACGACGTCACCTTCGTCAGCATCACCCAGTCGTTCAACACGACGACCAGCATGGGGCGCCTCACGCTCAACATCCTGCTGTCGTTCGCCCAGTTCGAGCGCGAGGTGATCGGCGAGCGCGTTCGCGACAAGGTGGCGGCCTCACGGCGTAAGGGAATCTGGATGGGCGGGCCACTGCCCTTCGGCTACCGCTGCGCCGACCGCAAGCTGCTGGTGGTGGAGGAAGAAGCCGCCATCGTCCGCATGATCTTCGAGCGCTTCGTCCGCACGGGCTCCGCCACCATGCTGGTGCACGAACTCGCGGACGAAGGCGTCACCCGCCGCGGCAAGAAACTGGACAAGGGCGGTCTCTACAAGATGCTGGCCAACCCACTGTATATCGGCAAGGCGGTCCACAAGGGCGTCGCCTATGACGGCGAACACGAGGCAATCATCGACCAAGCCCTGTGGGACAAGGTCCGATCCGTCATGGAGGTCAGCCCCCGGAAGCGGGCCAGCAACACCCGCATGCAGACGCCAGCCCTGCTGAAAGGGCTGATCTTCGCCCCCGGCGGCCGCGCGATGACGCCCAGCCACACCCGCAAGAAGGGGCGGCTGTACCGCTACTACGTCACCATGAACGTGATCAAGGAAGGCCCCGAAGCCTGCCCGGTCGGCCGCGCCCCCGCCGCTCAGGTCGAGAACGCGGTGATCGACCAGTTGCGCTCGCTACTGCGCACCCCGGAGATGGTAGCGCGGGCCTGGAAAAGCATCCGCGCCGAGGGCGAGGCCATGACGGAGAAAGACGTCGCCGCGGCCCTGGGCCAACTCGATCCCCTGTGGGACGAACTGTTCCCCGCCGAGCAGGCCCGCATCGTCCAGCTTCTGGTCGAGCGGGTCGACATCTCCACCGACGGCGTACATATCGCGCTCCGCACCGAGGGGCTGGCCCAGCTTGCCGGCGAGTTGAAACCGGCCCGCAGCCGGAGGGCCGCCGCATGACCAGCGTGTTCGTGCCCATGACCTTCCGCCGCATCGGCGGGCGCAAGCGCATCGTCCTACCCGACGGCAGCCTTTACAATCCGCAGCAGCGCGTCTCGATCGACAGCGCCATAACCCGCGCCGTCGCCCGTGCCTTCCGCTGGCGGCGGCAACTGGAATCCGGCCGCCACGCCTCCATCAACGAACTGGCCAAAGCCGACAAGATCGACCGCGGCTACGTCAGCAAGGTGCTGCGCCTGACCCTGCTGGCGCCGGATATCGTCGAGGCGATCCTTGCGGGTCGCCAGCCCGAAGGGCTGAAACTGGCAGATCTGCTGGAGCCATTTCCAGTGGAATGGGCCGAGCAGCGAGAGCGCTTTGGATTGTCGAGACCGTGACGGTTCCAGCCCACTTGATATGAGAACAAATTAAGATCACCTTTGCGGCATCGCTGTTCACGCAGGAATGCCGCCATGGCCCAGGAAACCTTGTTCATCTGTCAGCCGTACATCGTCGGCAAAAAAGGTGCCCTGAAGCCCCAGCCCCCAATTGCCTACAAGACAGAGCCTCAAGCCTCCCTGCGTGCCCACCGCATGATGGATGGTGGCAGCGTGGCTGGTGTGGACGTCGTTCGCCAGACCGCCGATCCGGAAATGGGCGATTACGACGAACCGGTCTTCCTGCTGCGGCTCGGCTCTGTGCCGAAGGCCGATGCCTGAGGGCGGGAGGATCTGCGGCCAGGAACCGATCTGCTGTTGACCTCGTGCTTCTGATTCCGACACCAGAATCCAGCGGATCTCCACAAAAATTCGGAAACTACACGAAGCGGGAATTCTCGGAATATCGTTCCAGGGCACACACTTGGCGACCTGTTGACCAAAAATGGGCAGTCAACAGGTTCGGAGAGAAACGGGCGTTGGAGAGAGAATTCCCGCACATTCGCCGAGAACGAAGTCAGCGGCTATACAACGCAAACCCGCGCAGAACCTTGGGATATCCAAGGCCGCGTCTTCGCGGTAGAGCCGGTTTGTCTGGTGAGAATGGCGTCCC